ATCAACCTGCTCATCAACGCCCGCAACCCGTTCGCTCCCCGGTTCCGCGAGGGATCCACGCCGGAGATGGCTGCCTACCGGGACGGTCAGGCGGATGTCGTCTCCATGCTGGTGACCAGGGGAACCAATCTCGCCATTTCCAAGCCCGACGACTACCACAACCAATGACCACCGAAGAAAAGAAAGCCGCCCTTGAGGAGGCAGGAATCAAGGTCCGCAGCAATGCGACCGACAAGCTGATCGAGCGCATGTATGCCGAGGAGTTTCCCGAGCCCAAGGTTGAGACGGTCGAGGAGCCGAAGGCCGCGCCCGCGAAGAAGGCCGCGCCCGCATCGAGCCGAATCGCCGAGTTCGCCGCCTTCATTGAGGCGCACGCCGATCCGATGATGGGCGACAAGACGCCGGTCGTGGTCGCGTGGGCTCGCGCCAACCTCAGTCCCGAGGAGTTCCAAGCCCGTTACAAAGGGAGGACCATTCCATGAGCGAGGACACCATGACGACCGCGCCTGCGGTGGATGCCGCAACCTCGACCGTGACGACAGCCGGGGCCGCCGACATCACGACGACCGGGGCGCCTTCCATCTTTTCGGACGGCTACCGCTTCGCCGCCGGGTGGTCCGATTCGGTTGGCGAGCCGACCCTCTCGAAGTTTGACGGCAAGGAGGTCAACGACCTGGCCAAGGCGTATGCCAACCTCGAAAAGCTCGCCAGCCGCAAGAGCGAGGGCATGGTTCGCATCCCGACCGAAACCTCGACGCCCGAGGAGATCGCCGCCTATCGAACCGCCGTCGGCGCTCCCGAGGATCCCACTGGCTACACGGCCACCTTCCCCGAGGGAATGGAATCCCATGCCGAGGCGCTGAGTCCGTTCCAGGAGATCTTCCACAAGCACAGTGGGAGCCCAGCGCTCTACCAGGAGGCGGTCGCGAAGTGGGCGCAGATCGAGGCCGAGCAGCTTCAAGCCGTGCAGTCAGCCGAGCGGCAACTGGTCAACGAATGGGGGGACGATTTCGAGTATCGAATCGGGGACATCGAAGCACGCACCAAGGACGTCCTCGACCTGAGTCAGCCGTTTCTTTCGCGCGTCGATGTCCTGCGAGCCCTCGACCTGTTCGCCGCCGATTTCCGGCCCGATTCCACCGGCATGGATCGACCCAGTGCGGCCACATCAAGCCTTGAGGACCAGATCTCGCAGATCTTGGCAAGCCCCAGCTATCGAAGCGGTCAGGACAAGGGTGCGAGGGATCGACTCCATGCGCTCTATCGCGAACAGGCCGCCCGCGAGGCGGCGACGAGGCGCTGAGTATTTTCCGAAAATTTCCGCTTGCGCGTCTGACCTTTGACGCAAAGCCCTGATCAATAGTTCTTCAACTGGCCCTCTGAAATGGGGACAACCCGACGAAGGCACGCATCTCAAGCGCGGCCCGATCCCGGACAACCGAAGCGGCGGAGCAATCCACCTCTCAAACCCATTTCACCATCATGGCACTTTCCGTTGCTCACGGTATCCCCGAAGAATTCCGTCGCGAATTCACCAACAACCTCGAACACGAGGTCCAGCAGCTCCTGTCCAAGTTCTCCAGCCGCATCAAGGTCGAGGGCTTCGAGGGCAAGGAGAACATCTACAACTCGCTCGAACCGCGTTCGTTCAAGACGCGCACCGGGCGACTCCAGCAGTCCGCTCCGACCGAGGCCGAACTGCACGCCCGCAAGCTCGTCAAGGTTCCGTTCTACGACCAGGCGATCTTCGACAAGTGGGACGCCGAGTTCCTCGGCAAGCTCGCGCTTCCCGACTCCGAGACCATCCAGGCCATGAAGGCCGCCTACGCCCGCCTCATCGACACCGAGGTGTGCAAGGCCGCCGATGCCACGGTCTACGGGGGTGAAGAGCCCTACGTCACCGCCATCGACCTGCCTGCGGACCAGAAGGTCAACGTGCAACTCGGATCCTCGCCAGCCGCCAACGTCGGCCTCACGCCGGACAAGCTGGTCAAGGCGATGCAGATCTTCAAGGAGAACGACATCTACCCTGAGGAGGAGGAGCTGATTCTGGCCATCAACCCGAAGGCGGAGCAGGATCTCTACAGCTACATCAAAGCCTCGACCAACGATGTGTGGGCCAACATGATCTCGCGGTGGGCGGAATCCGGCGGAACGACCAAGCTCTTCGGATTCACGGTCGTTTGCACCAACCGCATCGTGAACACCACCGGGAACATCGACCAGTGCTTCGCCTACTCGGCCAAGCGCGGGATCTACATGGCCCCCGAGAAGCTCGAAATCCACATGGATGTCCTGCCGACCCAGCAGCACGCCCTCCAGATCTCGGCCTACGCGACCCTCGGGTTCATGCGCCGGTTCGAGAAGGGTGTCGTCATGATCCCCTGTGACCGCGACTGATCAACTTCAACGCTGAAAGGACACCATCATCATGGCCGACAAAAACACTGACTACTACCTCGACGCCCTGGAGGAGAACATTCGCCGGGATGCTGCGCCGAACATGGCTCCGCTTTCGAAGAAGCTTCGGTATGCGGAATTCGACATCACGCTCCAAACCGATTACATCGCCCAGAACGACAACTACGTCCTCGGGAAACTCCCGTGCGATGCGTTCATCATCCCCACTCTGTCGTTTCTCGTCGGGGTGTCGGGATCGGTGCAGGGCGTGTTCACCGTCGAGAAGGTCACCGCGTCTGGAGCGTCTCCGACCGCCATCGGGGCGTCCGTCACGATTGCGACCGATGGGACTCCCGTTGCTCTCGGCGCGGGAACTGGTCTCATCTCGACCTCGAACTACCTCCAGCTCACCATCAACACCGCGACGGCACTTGCCAACGGTGATGTGGTGAAGTTGCTCGTTGCCTACGTTCCGACCAACGACGTGGTCAACTGACCCACCTCACGCCCCAGGCCGGAACGACCACCGGCCTGGGGCTTTCTTTTCTCAATCGCGGGATCGTCTAGCCTGGCAGGATACCTGGCTCATAACCAGGTGGCGCGGGTTCAAATCCTGCTCCCGCAATTCCTCCGGCAATGACGAACACCGATCTCGCGAACATGGCGCTCTCCCGGCTCGGAGAGCCCAGAATCACGGACATTGCCGAGAACTCTCCCGCGGCGATCTCCTGCCGCGAGAACCTCGAACTGGTCCGCGACTCGCTTCTCAGAGCGCACCCGTGGAACTTCGCCATGGGCAGGGCCACGCTCACCGCCGGGGCCGCTCCTGCCTTCGGATGGGAATACTCCTACCCGCTTCCCGCTGACCTCCTGCGGGTTCTCACGTTCAACGGCGTGCAGGCGGCCATGTGCGCCGCCGACTTCACCATCGAGGCCGGGAAACTGCTCGCCCATGTCGAGGAGGCCAAGATCACCTACGTCCGCCGGGTGACCGACCCGACCTTCTTCGACCCGCTCTTCGTCGAGGTGCTGGTCCTCCGCCTCGCCTCGGCCATTGCCCTGGATGTCACCTCCTCGACCGAGAAGCGGGACGCCATGGAGGTGCTTGCCGATCAGCGGATGAGGGGCGCGACGTTTGTCGATGCCGGGGAGCGCCGCGTCCAACTCGTTGACGGGCTTGAGGGCGTGCGGATGCGGCACTACGGGTCCGTGGGGGAATGCCTCCAGAGCCCGATCTGGTCTGCCGGGACGCACGGGTGGTCGCCGGTTCTTGCTGCCGTACCCCACAGCAACGGCAAGGTGCTTCAGATCACCAACTGGATTGGCGGGAGCGGTGAAAAGCCTTCGACCGGCTACGTTGGCGCGAACGGGATCGTTTCCAGCATCAATGACGCGACCGTCATTCCTGACGGATTGTCCGGGAGTGAGGGAGACGACGGATGGACTCCCGTTTTTGCTGTCGAGTCCGATGGCGAGCGTCGCGTTCTGAAGGTGGTCGATTGGACCGGCGGGCAGGGAACAAAGCCCGCCATCAACGTATGGGTGGGGGCGACCGGGTTCGTGACAAGCATCGCGTCCGCGGTCAACATTCGCGGCCCGCAGGGATTGTCGGGTCCGTCGGGCAATTCGATCACAGGCCAACCGGGACCGGCTGGACCGGCTGGACCGGCTGGGCCGGCTGGGCCGGCGGGAGCAGATGGTGACAGCGCCTACGAGGTGGCGTTGGCCAACGGGTTTGTCGGGACGGAAGAGCAGTGGCTCGACTCGTTGATCGGTCCGGTGGGTGATGCAGGTCCGGCGGGTGCAGACGGGTCCAGCGGATCCCCCGGTCCGCAATTCAATAGCCGTGGGGAATGGGCAATCAACCAGACCTACAACCTCTACGATGCGGTCACGCACGAAGGGTCGAGCTACTGGGCTTTGAGCCAACTCAACAGCGTTAACAATACTCCTCCAAACGTGCCGCAGTCTTGGCAACTCATTGCGTCAAAAGGCGACACCGGACCGGCGGGAGCGACCGGTCCGGCGGGAGCGAAGGGCGACACGGGCGACACCGGACCCGCCGGTGAGACAGGTGCAACGGGAGCGACCGGTCCGGCGGGAGCAACCGGCCCCCAAGGCCCAGCCGGTGCCACCTTTTCCAACGGACAGCTCGGCATCGTCATCGACGGGGCGGGAAGCACGATTACCACGGGGGTAAAAGGCTATCTGCGAGTGCCCTACGCCTGCACGATCAACTCCGTCGAGATCGTCGCGAACGCATCCGGTTCGATCGTCGTCGATGTCTGGCGAGACACGTACGCCAACTTCCCTCCGGTCGTCGGTGATGCCATCACCGGATCGGCGAAACCGACTCTATCAAGCGCACTAACCTCGCAGTCCTCGACACTGACCGGATGGACGACGAGCCTGTCGGCGGGTGATTATCTTGCGTTCAACGTCGATTCCGCCACCACCGTGAGCCGCGTCACCCTCACCCTCGTCGTCACCCGCACCTCATGAGCGATCGAGAGCAGATAATCGCCAGCATGGCGGCAGACTTTGAAACACTCCCGCAGTGGCTCCGCGATCCTTTTGAGCCATTCCGCGACACCGTGGTGCTGCTCATGGAGCGGCGCCAGGAGGAACTCGCCCGCAATCTCATCGCCGCGATTCCGACTCCGGCGGGTTTCGATGAGAGTCAAGTGTCCGCTTTTTCTGCGGCAGTCGCGGCAATTCTTTCCGGCCTTGACGCGATCATCGCCGCCCGGCCCTGCAACCAACCCGAATTCATCGCCGCCTACGAAGCCACCGTGCAAGCCCGTCTCGACCAATGATTGCCTCCGTTCCAACGATGTCGATGCCCGCCTTCCCGAACAATGTTTCGGCGGCCCCCGCTTTGGCATCCGGCACGAATTTTGACCTCAACGCCGCGTCTGCGTCGGTGGCATACGTGATGCAGATGCCGTCAACTCAAACCATCGACCGAGTGTGGTTTCGAGTTGGGGCGGCAACAACCGGATGCACTGCGACAGTGCGGCTCGAAACGGTCGGCACTGGGGACGGTCTTCCGACCTCGACACTCGTCCATGCGAACGCATCACAGACGGTGACAATCACCAGTGGCGCAGCCGACTACGAGGTGACTTTCCCCGGCACCTTTTCGATTTCTCAGGGAGACCTGTTCGCCTTTGTCATCCAGGCAACCAGCGGCACACCGTCAGCGGTGCGTTTCGCGAACTTCGCCGACGACAATCACGGCAACGGACTGCCCTACGCGCTCGATTCCGGGTCGCACGTAGGGACGCTCGCGCCATGCTTTGGCATCGGCATCAGCGGCAGTGCGGTGCCGATGCGGCATATGTGGCCGATCAATGCTGCCGCCCTCGAAACCTACAACAACACATCATCGCCCGATTTTCGAGGCAACAAAATCACGATCAGCGCACGGGTGCGGTGCGTCGGATTGCGGGTCTGGGTCGATCTCGACGCTGGGGCGGAAGCGATTCTTTTCGCGGCAGATGGACAGACCGAACTGGCTGCGGTGACGTTGCACGCGAGCGTGCCACCGGACACAGCAGCATGGACCCAAGAGTGCCTTTTCGCGTCGTCGGTTACTCTTGAGCCTGGCACGTATTACGTCGCGGTCGAGGCGACGAGCGGAACGAACATTGGCCTCGGTGTCATCACGTTCCCTTCCGCGACGTGGCGGGCTGGATCGCCTTTCGGTGGAGCGGACGTGGTTTACACGGGCGCGACTAACGCACCCAGCGGCACTGGTAGCTGGACCGATACGACAACAAAACAGGCGATGATCGCCTTGCTCATCGACGGCGTCGATGACGGGGCAGGCGGACAAACTGCGCACGTTTTCATGGCATGACCGAGACTGACATCGCCAACCGCGCCCTCTCCCTCCTCGGGGAGCCGGCCATCCTGTCGTTGGACGACGGGACTGCGGTTTCGCGGGCGCTGGGTGTCCATTACGAGCAGGTGCGAGATTCGCTCCTGCGCTCTCATGCGTGGGACTTTGCCATTGAGCGGGTCGAGCTGTCCCAATCCGCCGAGGCTCCGCCCTTCGGGTGGCAATACCAGTTCCCGCTTCCGGCAGACTTCCTCCGACTTGAAACCTTCAACCAGGTGGAGGCCGGATCCTGCCAATCCTCCTTTGCGGTGGAGGGCGGGATGCTCGTCACCAACTCCTCGGCGGCGCAGATCACCTATGTGGCGAGGGTCACCAATCCTGGCCAGTGGGACGCCCTTTTCGCGGACGTGTTCGCCCACCGCCTCGCCGCCGCAGCCTGCCTCCAGATCACGGGCAGCGATGGCCGGAAGCAGGGCATCGACCGCCACGCGGAGCGCCGACTCAAGGAAGCCCGCATGGTCGATGCGAACCAGGGCTTGAGGACGCCGGATCCGCTGGAGCGCGGGGCCATTGGCCGGAACGTGCGGCCCATGAACGGCGACTTCGACCACGTCAGGACGGTCATCGGCCCGCCTGGACCTCCGGGACCGGCAGGCCCGGCTGGACCGGCGGGCGGACCGCAAGGACCGGCGGGACCGGTGGGACCGCAAGGACCGGCGGGAGTGGGTTCGCTTTGGCTACAAGGCGAAGGCGCACCTTCCTCGGGAGATGGAGGGGAGGGGGACTTCTGGCTCGACACGGACACCGGCAACATCTACGGTCCGAAGGGAAGCAGTGCGTGGGGAGGTGTGGTCTTCAACATTGCCGAGGGGCAGCAGGGAACCCAAGGCGCGCCCGGAATACAAGGGCAGCAGGGAATTCAAGGAATTCAAGGAATTCAAGGCCAGACCGGACCCGAGGGACCGGCAGGACCGTCGAACTTTCTCAGCATTGGGAACGTGTCAGCGGTGTCCTACGACTCCAACGCTTACGGGGTGACCATCAGTGGTGCGCCTCCGGCCCAGCAACTTAGCTTCATCCTTCCGAGCGGACCTCCCGGTTCCATCGGGGCGCAGTACCAATTCTCAAGCGGCACATCAACCGCCACTGCGTTCAATCGCTTCTTGAACTTCAACAATGCGACCTTCGCGAATATCACCGCGATCCTACTCAGCACGACCGACGACTATCTCATCGACCAGACCGCATGGCTGGATTCGTTCGACGACAGCAGCAGTGCCATCCGGGGGCAGGTCCGCATCATCAAGAAAAACCAACCCGGAGTCCAACGCCTCTTCAACATCACCGGAGCGACGACGAGCATCACCGGAGGCAGGATTCTCTCGGTGACGCCAGTGTCGAGCGTCGGAACGATCAACGCAGGGGATGTCCTTGAAGTGGGTTTCAGCCGGACGGGAGACAAGGGGGAAGTCGGAGCGCAAGGACAGCAGGGGGTGCAGGGGTTGCAGGGGGTTCAAGGCCCATCTTCCGGCATTCAACTGACCAGAACAACGGACGGGAACTCGAATCCGTTCGGGACGATTTTTTCTGTTTCATTCGGGAGTCCGTCACCGGGAGCAAGCTTCACCATTTTTTTCAACGAAGGCACGTTTATACCTGCTCTCAGTTTGGTTGCGGGTGACTACGTCAACGCGAGTTCGGCAACGACCCATATCTCGTTCGAGGTGGTATCAACATTCGGCACGGGCACCGGGGCGATTCAAGTCAGTGCGAAAAATATCCAGGGATCGTTCGGCTCAATCAACGCCGCGCACGGGTTCACTGTATCAAAGCGAGGAAATGATGGGTTCGGAATCCTCACCGGGATGGTGACTCCCTATGCCGGAATGGCACTCCCCGCCGGGTGGCTATGGTGCGACGGATCGTCTGTTTCGCGCACGACCTACGCCGACCTTTTCACCGCCATCGGAACCACCTACGGGTCCGTCGATGCGTCGTCCTTCACCCTCCCCGACCTTCGTGGTCGTGTCGCAGCCGGGCGTGATGACATGAACAACACCGTCGGCACAGGCGGAGGGAATGCCGGGCGACTCACAACGGCATCTCTCGACGGGGACATCCTCGGAAACGCAGGCGGAGCAGAAACTCACTCGCACTCGATCACGCGTTCGTCGGCGAGCACCACAACCACTGGCGGCAGTGCGACTCGCGTCACCTCAGTCACGACTCCCACGGGAGGCGCGTCGTCACTCCAGCCGACCATCATCCTCAACTACATCATCAAGACCTGATGAGCATCCACGTCCATCGAAACAGCTTCAACGCCGGGGAACTCTCCCCGCTCATGGACGCCCGTGTGGACGAGGCGAAGCACCCGTTCTCCTGCCGCATTCTGGAGAACTTCATTCCGAAGATCTACGGCGGCGCGTTTCGTCGGCCCGGCACGATGTATCTCGCGACCCAGCACGCTTTGGCGGATTGGGTGGAGAATGTAAATCGCGACCACCGGCTATTGTTTCCCAATGGAAATCCTCCACCCCCTCCGACAGTTTTCCGTGCCAATGGGGTGGAAGCAAATGACGCCGATTGGGTCGTGGTCACGGCGAAGGTGGAATATTCAACCGCCTCCAATCCTACCAATGCCGCAAACACGACCCAGGGTTTTTCCTCTGGATCGGTCTGGGTGAATCTTTCCACCGGTGCGGTTTACACCTGCTCCAGTGCCGACAGCAGCACGGCGACGTGGACCCTTTCGACGGCACAGCACAACAAGACCGCAACGACATTTCCGATTCCATCTGACGACTCTGGAGATGGTTATCAAGTCGGTTCTCTTTGGTTCGATGTTGGCAAGTTCTACCCGGCCAATACGCTTTACCTTGAGGATGACGGCAAGACGGTCTACAAGGTCACCGCATCGACGCCATGGACATGGACTTTGGTCACTGTGCAGAACAAGCTGGACGGAAACGGACCACCAACGTCGGCCAATAACAACTCGCAAGGTTACGTCGTGAACTCGGTGTGGATTGATGAGCCCAACAGGGCGGTCTACGTATGCACCGCATCCACCACCGCTACGGCAACCTGGGCTTTGTCTACCGCAAAGAATAATCTCGACGGGATCACTATCCCGACCGAAAGCAACAATTCCTCGCAGGGCTACACCAACGCCGGTGCTTACACAAGCGAATCGTATTGGGTCCGCAATAACCGGAAACTCTGGAGACGAAATTCAACAAGTGCTGGGATCCTTGTTTGGTCTGATGTGACCGGAACCAGCAACCTGACCTCGACCCGCCCTCCCTCCGGCGCGGACATTGGGCATCCCATCGGAGACTACTGGGTTTGGGAAGATGAAAACCGTGCCTGGCAACTGGCCTCGCTCACCAACCAAGAGCCGATCCGACTTTTCGACTTCAACGTCTCAGCCACGACCCGCTACATTCTCGCCTTCGGGGACGGGTATGTCCGCATCTACAACGACGACGGAACTCCGTTCATTGACCAAGTCAATTTGCCCTACAACCTTCCGCTCCAGCTTGCCACGCCCTATCTGGCCGCCGACCTCTTCGAGGTTCAGATCGCGCAGTTGGGGAACCTGGCCTATTTCGCGCACCCCAAGTATCCACCCCAGAAGCTGGAGCGATTTTTCCGCGCCAACTTCAACGCGGACACTTTTCAGTGGTCGCGAGTCAGCTGGTCTTTCCCCGCCTTTCGAGACACCAACAATTCCGGCGTCACTGCCACCCCTTCGGCAACATCGGGAAGTTCCATAAACATCAACTTTACGGCGGATCCGTTCACTGACACGCTTCAGTATGGCAAATACACCGGCGCAAGGATCATGCTGTCGCAACGGCGTGCGGCGAGTCATGTGAAACTGGCGCTGGGCGGGACCGCAAGCAGTGACGCGGTCAACATTCTTGGATCCTACCAAGTCTTCACCTACGGAACCTTCACCGGAACGCTGCGGGTGCAGGCCAAGGACAAGGCCGGAGCATGGACGACCCTGCGCTCGTTTGAGTTCACCGCCGAAACCGGCGGACGGCAGATTGTGTTCAGCTCGGCAACTCAGGAGGCGACCGACCTTCGCCTCGACGTGACCCACACCTCAACGCCTTCCGGGGCGTCACCCGTTGCCTACCTCGAAGCCGGAGACTCCCGCCGCGTCGGCTACGCACGAATCAGTGACGGTATTGGGTTTAACGAATCGCTCCCAGTGGTTGATTGTGCCGTGCAGCTTCCTTTCGACTCGACCGCCGCAACGACCGAATGGGCCATTGAGGCATGGGCTGAATACGCCGGGTGGCCTCGGGCCGTCTGCTTCCACGAACAGCGCCTCTGGTTTGGCGGAACCGAACTCCAGCCCAACACGATCTGGGCCTCCGCCACCGGGGACTACGAGAACTTCCGCCGAGGCGCCTTTGACAACGATGCGCTCGCCTTCACGCTCGCGGCGCAGGAGGGCTCCGCGATTCAAAGCCTGGTCTCGCATTCCAGCCTCGTCATCTTCACGCAGAGTGAGGAGTGGACCGCCGCCACGTCGCAGCAGACGGCGATCACGCCGAGCAACATCTTCGTCCGGCGTCAATCGCGTTTTGGCTCAACGCACCGCCAGGCGTTCGTCGCGGCCAACAACCTGCTTTTCCTCCAGCGGGGGGCGCGGAAGCTCCGCCAGTTCAGCTACGGGCAGGGAGGGGAGGGTGTCGCCAGTGACCTGACCCTGTTGGCCGAGCATATCACCCGCTCCGGGATCCGACAGATGGCCTTCCAGCAACAACCCGACCCGATCATCTGGGCGGTCCGAAACGATGGCGTCCTCCTCTCCCTGACCTATGAGCCCGACCAGAGCGTCATTGCCTGGGCTCGCCACACCTCCGGAACCGGCTTGGTCGAATCCGTCGCGGTGATCTACGGCGACGAAGGGGACGCTGATCAAGTCTGGCTGGTCGTCAACCGGGGAGGGACGCGCCTCATCGAGCGGTTCGACCCGGACCATTTCGCGAAGCTCGACGAGAACAATGCCGACGAACTGGTCTACGTCGATTCGGCGGTCCTCGTCTCCGGCTCGCCCAGCACGACCATTTCCGGCCTGACGCACCTCAACGGCTCAACGGTGGCCATCCTCGCGGACGCCGGGGTCGAGGAGTCCAAGGTCGTCTCCGCCGGTCAAGTGTCCATCGGGACGGCGGCGGCGGTGCGGATCGCGGGGATTCCGTATACCTCGCGCCTCCAGCCTTCCAAGATCGAAGTGGGCATGGGCAACGGCACGGCGCAGGGGCGGCGCTTCGTGGCGAAGCGGGCCACGCTAAACCTCTGGAAGACCTTCGGGGCGCAGTATGCCGACGACCCGTCCGCGACCGATTCA